TATGTCATGGATGGTAAGACCAATCAAGGCGGACCTGTATCCAACAAGAGATCATGGCAAGATCCATCTACAATAGTAAAAGGTGGTGACGGTAAAGTATCTGATAAGACTGTCGCCTGCATCGAAGCAGTCGGTGGTGGTAAACAGACAGGAAGACTGGTTGGCACTAGTGTTGGTGCTGCTGCTGCACCTGCTGTATCAGGTATACCATTCGTAGGATGGTTGGCTGCTGGATGGGTAGCAATGTTTGGTGGTAATCAAGGTGCTGAACTTGGTGGCAATATGGCTGAAGGCTTAAACGAAAACTGCTAGGATAAACTATGAACATGTATGTAAACCTGTGCTCAGGTAGAGAAGAAAGGAAGGACACCTTGACAGTTGACATCCCACCAGTGTATACTGATGAGTTCAACCAGATGGTACACATCCTTGCTGAAGAAAAGAATATCACTGCTCGACGTGCATTCGTTGACATGGTGAAGTTTACATTTGACAACCTAATGGAGAAAGATTATGAGCGTAAAGGTCGTAAGAATGCAAAGCGGAGAGGACATAGTAGCTAACGTAAAGGAGATACGTCCTGAAGAGGGTAAGTCTGCTATTGCTTATGAGTTTATTGATGCTTTCACTGTGCAGATTCTTAGATCAACTGAGGATATGTTTAATGAAGAGGTTGAGGTACCAATGGATGAGTTGGGTGAGATTCAATTAGAATTTTTCCCTTGGGCTCCATTGGCAACAGGCCGAAACATTGTTACACTGTATTCAGTGGTTGCAATTTCTGATCCACATTCCAATGTCGTAGAGGGATGGAAGACCGCAATAGAGAAATACAAATCATTAAAGAAAGACGATGCTGAAATTGATTATACTCAAACACCACCCGACAACTTATTTGCTGGGTAAGATAACTGAGATGGATGAGGAGCCGAGTCTTCTTATTGAGGATTGTTACTACGTGACACCAGAGGCTGACCTTGAGGAGTACCCCTTGCATAGCAGTCAACGTGACATCTTCTTGACAAGTGAGGACGTTATGACTATACTGGATCCATCCTTGACGGTAACCAAGTTGTACGAAGAAGCAGTTAAAAGTGAGTAGTTTCTATACTAACCTTTGTTTATTAGGTGATGACATCCTCTACCGAGGGTATGAAGATGGAGAACCTGTGCAGTATAGGGAGAAGTCAAAGCCAGTAATGTATCTGGTTCCTGACGCTCAGAAGAAACCATCCAAGTATAAGACCTTGGATGGTAGGAAAGCATACCCCAAGCAATTCGACGGTGCTAGAGAGGCACGTAGCTTCCTCAAACAGTATGAAAATGCTGCTGGTTTAGAAGTGCATGGGTATGAAAGATTCTTATATCAACACGTTGCTCAGAAGTTTCCTTCTGATGTAGATTATGATATGACCAAGATGAAAATCTATACGATTGACATTGAGGTTGCATGTGAGAATGGTTTCCCTGATGTAGAAGCATCTGCTGAGGAGATGCTCTGCATTACAATCAAGGATTTTAATACTAAGAAGATAATCACGTGGGGTACACGTGAGTATACATCGAAGCACGAGTATCGTGTCTTCTGGACTGAGGCAGAGATGCTTGAGGACTTTGTTGGATGGTGGGTGAAGAATACTCCTGATATTATTACAGGATGGAACTGTAACCTCTATGACATACCTTATATCTGTCGTAGGATAGAGAGAATACTAGGAGAGAAGTGGAAGAAGTCTCTGTCACCTTGGAAGAGGGTATATGACAGGGAGATTGTCATTCAAGGACGTACGAATATTGCTTATGAGATTACAGGTGTCAACATCCTTGATTACCTTGACCTTTATAAGAAGTTTACTTACACCAACCAAGAGTCTTATAGACTAGACCATATAGCTATGGTAGAATTGGATGATGCTAAGTTAGATCACTCACAGTATGAAAACTTTAAAGATTTCTATACTAATGATTGGGATCGCTTTGTAGAATACAACATACATGACGTTGATCTTGTTGACCGTCTGGAAGATAAGATGAAACTCGTTGAGTTGTGTGTTGCTATGGCATACGATGCTAAGGTTAATTTCACTGATGTATATTCACAGGTGAGAGTCTGGGATACACTGATCTATAATGACCTAAGTAAGATTAATGTGGTAGTACCACCTAAGACAAAGACACAGAAAAATGACAAATACGCAGGAGCATATGTCAAGGAGCCCGTCCCTGGCATCTATGATTGGGTGGTTAGTTTTGACCTTAACAGTCTGTACCCTCACCTCATCATGCAGTACAACATCTCCCCCGAAACCCTTGTTGATAGACGACACGCCACTGCCACAGTTGAAGGACTGCTTAACAGAAGAGTTCGGATCGATGGAGATTATGCAGTGTGTGCCAACGGAGCACAATATCGTAAAGACATCCACGGATTCCTTCCTCAGATGATGCAACGCATCTATGATGAGAGGACAATCTACAAGAAGAAGATGCTTAAGGCAAAGCAAGAGTATGAAAAAAGACCCACCGACCAACTCAGACGAGACATTGCTAAATTTAATAATGTCCAAATGGCAAGAAAGATCCAACTTAACTCTGCCTACGGTGCTATCGGTAACCAGTACTTCAGGTACTACAATCTTGCGAACGCTGAAGCAATCACGCTCAGTGGACAAGTCGCAATCAGATGGATCGAAAACAAAGTAAACAATTATTTAAACAACGTATTAAAAACAGAGGAGACTGATTATGTCATTGCTAGTGATACTGATTCCATTTACCTTAATCTTGGTCCTCTGGTACAAGCTGTATTCCCCAGTGGAGAGAAGGACGATCAGAGTACACTTAGTTTCCTTAAAAAGGTGTGTGATGTGGAACTTGATCGCTATATTGAGGGTGCTTATGAAGAAATGGCAACCTATGTAAACGCATATGATCAGAAGATGGTCATGAAGCGTGAGAATATAGCAAACAAAGGTATCTGGACAGCGAAGAAGAGATATATTCTTAACGTATGGAATAGTGAGGGTGTCCAGTATGACAAACCTAAACTAAAGATGATGGGTATTGAAGCTGTTAAGTCCTCAACACCTGCACCATGTCGTACTGCTATTAAGGAAGCACTTAATGTTATAATGACTGGTAGTGAGCAAGCAACTCAGAAGTATATCGCAGACTTCCGAAAGAAGTTTGAAGCAATGCGACCAGAGGAAGTAGCATTCCCACGTGGTTGTAATAATATTGCAAAGAATACATCCACTGCTACCATATATGGTAAGGGATGTCCCATGCATGTAAGAGGTGCTCTGTTATATAACTTCTACATTAAGAAGAGGAAGTTACATCACAAGTATCCTGTCATACAGGAGGGTGAGAAGATAAAATACATACATCTTCGGACACCTAATAAGATTAATGAGAATATAATCTCATTCTTCCAGACTCTTCCAACAGAATTTGGGCTTGACGAATCCATCGACTATGACCTACAATTTGAGAAGAGTTTCCTTGCTCCCTTGAAGGCTATCCTTGATACGATAGGTTGGAAGGCAGAGAAAATGAATACATTAGAAGCACTTTGGTCATGAGTTTTTTAAAAGATATAGTAAAAGAGATAGACAATGAATACGCTGCTGTCGTTAGTGATGGTGTCGCTGCTGGTGACACTAGTGGTTATATCGACACAGGTTCGTACATCTTTAACGGACTTGTCAGTGGATCCATCAACAAAGGGGTTCCAGGAAACAAAATCACTGCTATTGCTGGTGAATCAAGCACAGGTAAAACGTTTTTCTGTCTTGGTATCGTACGTCATTTCCTCGAATCTAATCCTGATGGTGGGGTTATTTATTTTGAGTCTGAAAGTGCGATAAGTAAAGACTTGATTGAGAATAGGAGTATAGATTCCAATCGTATGATACTATGTCCAGTTAATACTGTGCAAGAGTTTAGGACACAGGCAATCAAAGTACTTGATAAGTATATGTCTGAGAAGAATCAACCACCCATGATGATGGTACTTGATTCACTTGGTATGTTGTCCACTACTAAAGAGATGGAGGACAGTGAGGCAGGTAAAGAAACAAGAGATATGACAAGGGCACAGGTGGTTAAAGCTATCTTCCGTGTGCTTACCCTCAAACTAGGTAAAGCAAATGTACCCTTAATAGTTACCAACCATACATATGATGTGGTCGGTGCATATATGCCAACCAAAGAGATGGGTGGAGGATCAGGTCTTAAGTATGCTGCTTCTAATATCATTTACCTTAGTAAGTCTAAGGAGAAGGATGGTAAGGAGGTAGTAGGTAATATTATTAGAGCTAAACTTGCCAAGTCAAGGTTAGCGAAGGAGAATTCACAGGTATTGATTCGATTATATTATGATGAGCGTGGGTTGGATCGGTACTATGGTCTGTTAGAATTAGGAGAGAAGTATGGAGTCTTCGAGCGTAAGGGTAATAGAGTTGTCATTGGAGATGACTCTGTATATCCATCGGTTGTATATAAAGACCCCGAAAAATACTTCACCCCCGAAATCTTACAAGCACTAGATGAGTGTGCAGCAAAGGAATTTTCATATGGATCTTAAAGACTTTATCATCGCCTACGATGATGCCCTTGACGAGAATACATGTAAGAATGCTATTGAGTATTTCAATGAGGACAATGAATCCATCGTCAGATTTGACGCTGAGATGTGTGGTTTCTCAATGGTTAACTTAACTGAGCAATGTGAGGTCAAGAAGAATGCTAAATGGGAACCTGTTAATAATCAGGTGATACGTACAATCAAAGAATGTGGTGAGAGATACATCAAAGACGTTGATTGTGAAAGGTATTGGCCCAGACAGAATTCACTTGAGCAAGTCAAGATCAATAAGTATCAGCACAAGACAGAGGATAGGTTTGATCGTCACATAGATGTGGGTGATCACAATTCTGCAAGGAGATTCCTTACCTATGTCATCTACCTGAATACTATTGAAGAAGGAGGTTCAACATATTTCGATGACATTGACGTTGAAATACCTGCAAAGTGTGGTAGGGTGTTAATGTTCCCCTCTACGTGGACATTCCCACATACTTACGTCGCTCCTAAAGAGCAGGATAAGTATGCCATCTCAACCTACTTGCATTATACATGACCTTAAAGATTGAAGAGATTACCCTTAGTAAACTAATCTTAAACGACACGTATACTAAGAAGGTCTTACCTTTTATAAAGGATGATTACTTTGACACACCATCACACAAGATACTGTTTAGTACCTTGTCTGAGTATGTTAATAAGTTTGAAACCACCCCCGAACCCAACGCCCTAAAGATAGAAGTAGAGAAACGTCGGGACATCTCCGAGGAAATATACAAGGAGGTTGAG